TGTATCAGGCAGTCACACTACAAACCTAGATCTACAGTACGTTACAGATTCAATCAATGCGGCGAAGGCACAATTTGCACAAGCGATTGACAACTACCAAGTGATGCATGGTTGGAAGATCACGCAAACTGAGGGATCAAACTTGATAAAAGATCTTGTCAAGAATAAGACAATAGGTATAAAGCGTGGATCCGATATTGCAGATATATGGAAAAACCCTACCTATCAAAAGGATAAAGATCGCAACGTGTACAATTTATACAATGCGATCACGCAAAACTTAACACCAGACATGGATAAAAGTTTTGAGCTAGTATCACGCACAAGTCGCAACGTCTTAAAGCATCTACAAAACCATGTAGTAGAAGACAGTGGCAACCTAGTAAAATTCAAATGAATCAAATGAGTTTTACAATACTAGATGCATGGGGTCAGCGTGAGCAGGGATCAGGGTCAAGTCCCAAAGAACAACCTGCTAAACCCAAGAAGAAATGCGTAGTCACAATGTACTTTGAGTGGGACCCAAACAGAGAAGAACATCCAGCAGATTGGAAGTGGAAAGAAATGCTGGACGTAGACTACCTTGAAATAGAAGAGATAGAAGACGTTGAGTAAACTAATCACAGAAGATAAGTTCATGGTAAACCAGATTTATCATGCGAACATCTTGTCATGCCACGATTCCCCTGTCCTAGTGATGGGGGAGTCTGGCACAGGCAAAGAAACAATAGCAGAGATCTTGCATGGCAATAGAAAGCCAGCATCAAATGTAAGACAGACTACAAATTTCGTACCAGTAAACGTAACGACCTTGCAAGAAGATCTATTTGAGTCGTTACTTTTCGGACACATTAAAGGTTCATTTACTGGTGCAACAAGAGATGCCAATGGATTTGTGCAACAAGCACACAACGGCACACTATTTCTAGATGAGATAGGAGAGTTGCCCTACCATTTACAACCAAAACTTTTAAGATTTATACAGAACAGGAGATATAACAAGATAGGTGATGCTGCTGAGTACAATGCAACCTGTCGTTTTGTGTTCTCGACCAACAAAGATTTACGCAAGGAAGTCGAGGAAGGCAGATTCAGGTTAGATCTCTACTTTAGAATCTCAACCTACATCATCAAGACATCACCACTTAGAGACAGACCACAAGACATCATACTCTACTTAAAGGCACTGCAAATCTCTGAGCCAGAAGAACTTACGAAAACAATTTTGTCCAAGACTAAACTCCTTGGCAACTATAGAGAACTACAAAGTATAGTTGCACGTTATAAGACACTAGGAGAATTAATCATCTATTAACATCACCCAGCGAAAAAAGTTGGCACGAAGGTTGCTTATATATAAACCTAGTTATTTTTTAATATGACTTATAAGAAAGAAAAATTCATCGACGGAGATTTTAAGGGTTTCAGTTTTTTTACCCCAGTTTTTGAAAGTCTTGACGAGGTTGTTGAATCATACGGAGACAAGACATTACTTGCATTAGTAAACCAGCAAGTACAGACAAGGATCAGAGCAAAGGTTAAGAACTCTTTACCAAAGAACTTACCAACATCAGAACTAGAACGTTATAAAGACGAGCTATATCGCAAGCATCCTGACGGTACATTACTTACACAAGACGAAGCTACAGCATGGTCGCCAAGTCTCAAGGAATTGTCAGCAAGAAAACTATTTCTACTGGCACAAGCAGAGTTTGCGAAGGGGAATAAAGAAACAGCAGAAAACTACATGGATCAATGCAAATCGAAAACGTTACAATAAGCCAAATAAAGAAAACTACACCAAAAAGGTCTAGTTATTGTCCGTCATCTGCACAGCAGATACAACCAATACTAGATAGATTAATAGAGTCTGGTAAAGATGCATACGTCAATGCACAACAAACAGGCTACACTCCAAACACTCTATACGTTAAGCTCAATGATGGATTCAAGTTCATTGTGGATAACTTCAACGAAGAGAAGTATTCAATACTCAGGACAAAGACTGCCATACGCAAGACAGACGATGGAGTTATAATATACTTCAAAGATACTATACAGAATACTTTAGCTGATAAAGCATTGGACTATGAATACAATGATTCTATTAAATGGAAGAACGATCTAGAGGCATGGTACAAGACAGCACCAGAGTCAGAATTGTTTGAGCGTAATGTCTCAGTCAATGAAGCTGACAGGGAATTCATTCACAATCTAGTCACTCAAGACTCAGAAGTAGACATCACTGATTCATACGTTAGGATAATGAAATGATAGAATTCTATTTTCATTTAATTGCGTTTATCAGTTTGGTTTTGTTTTTCGGTAGTATAATTATAAGTTTTATATCTGAACTCAAATGACAATAGAACAACTACTTGAAGTTTCAGTTGAAGAACTAGAGTCGATGTCAGACTCAGCGTTGCTAGAACATCTAACACCATATCTTAAACTAACCAAACCAGATGAACTAGAAGAGTTAAAGATACAAAAGAAAAGAAGGGGTAAAATAAAAATTGATTAAACTAGAAAAAGCTGACGACCGTTACATTCTCCGCATTGATGCATCTGCATACAAGGAGTCTGCCTGTGATCTTAAATTCTACTACACTACGGTACGCGGATTGCGTAGCAGTTACATGAATCACAAGATGGAGTACGGTACTGCGTATCATAAAGCACTAGAGACTTTCTATGAAACAGGAGACAGAGCAGAGGCAATGAATGAAGGTCTTACTCACTACTCGAATCCTGAGATTATAATTCCTGATTCTGATTGGAGAACAGCAGGTCACTTAGCCAATTGTCTCACGCAATACTTTGATACATATCAAGATGTTGATGGTCTTAAAGTTGAGAAGCACGAAGGCAAGGCGTTGTTGGAAATGAAGTTTGGTTTTCCTTTCTACACTAACGGATTCATTGACGTTATCATTTGCGGTACAATAGATTTCATTGGTACATACTTTGGTCAGAATGTTATTTGCGATCACAAATCAACAGCGGTCACAGGAGTAGACAGATACTTGGATACATACAGAATGTCTACACAGATCATGCTCTATACTTTAGTCATGCGTAAGCTTTTCCCTGACAGAAATTATCAAGCGGTTATCAATGGCATATTCTTATCAAGGACAGGCAAGAATAAGTTCCAACGCAGTGCGATACTTGACTACTCAACAGAGAAGCTGGCATACTTTGAACAGCACTTGACACAAACCATTGTCAAATTTGTTGAGCTTCTAACCAAGAACATCAAAGAAGATAAGAACTATTTTCTACCCAATTTCAATTGTTGTGAAACCAAGTTTGGTATGTGCAAGTTTGTCAAGATCTGCAACGCTGGTGATTTTGGTGAAGCTGTAATTGAAAATGACTTTTATACAAAACGATATAACCCATTGAACTTTAATGAATAGTTTCGAGAGAGAAGTAAAGAAAACGCTAAACGCTATGGACGGTGAAGAAGCACAGACAGAACTCAACTTTGAGTTGAATACAATTGCAGGACTCACAGCGTTCTATAATGCTATTGATTGCATCAAGCTACTTGATTCAAAGCAACTTGATTATGGACCCATGAACATTTCAACTGAAGGTTTGATGGGATTGAAGACACGACTTGTTGATAAGATCTTCAGGCTCAAGAACATTCTTGAGTCAGGCAATGTGCCAAATCACGAGTCACTTAAAGATACTTTTCAAGACATAGCAAACTATGGATTGATCGGTCAGATGCTTATTGAAGGCACTTGGCCAAACGTTGAAAAGAAAACAACTAAAAACGTAGAAATAACAGTAATATGAATAAGCCCATTATAGGTGTTGTTGGCTCAAGCGGAACTGGCAAATCAACATCACTTCGCAACTTGCCGCCAGACAAGACAACTATCATTGACCTTGAGCGTAAAGGTTTCCCATTCAAGGAAGCTAAGAACTTCAATGTCATATCGGTAAATAAACTACCAGACGTTGAGAAGGCAATTGATGCAGCAGTTAAAGACTCAGAAGTTGTAGTGATTGAATCATTCACAAAGTATTGTGAGATACTATTCAGCACAGCAGCAAAGATGTACAAAGGTTACGATGTATGGACATACTACAACAAGTCTATCCGTGACATCCTTGACAGAGTTAAGAACGAGAAAGCTGTAGTCATCTTCACAGCGATTGATGAGATCGTGCGTGTCACGCAACCAACAGGCGGTGAGTACAATACTCGACGCATTAAGGTTCAAGGCAGAGTTCACGAAGGCTGTATTGAGAAGGAACTATTGATGGTTCTCTTCAGTGAAGTACGTCGAACAGAAGACGCTATTGAATATTGTTTTCAGACTAACTCCGATGGAGTGACATCAGCGAAGACTCCTCTTGGTATGTTTAAAGATCTCTACATACCTAATGATCTCAACGAAGTAATCAAAGCATCAGATAAATACTATGCTTAACAATTTAAGACAAGTACATGCTGCTACTAAGACGCAGACAGGTTTTC